GTCATCTTACAGGCAGTCGGTGAGGATGTAGCCGAGGGTGCTGTCGATGCCCTTAAAGAGGTGGCACTCCTCAGCGTAGACATAACGGCGGATCTTGCCGAGGTCATCGTACTGACCAGCCACCATGCCACCGAACTCGAAGTTGAGCGCGGCCACGGGCATGCCCTTGACATTGCCGCCCTTCTGAACGATGGCGTCTGAGCCCTTGAGGATACCCATGAACAGGCTGTCACCGGTCCAGATGTAGCCCTCAGAGGAGGAGGCACCAGGCACAGCGGAGTCAACGCGCGCCTCGCCGACATGGATGTTGGGGATGCCGAGCACATCAGCGAGGACCTGCTTCACAGCGGCGTCGCTGAGGATCAGGTTGCCCGAGGCGATACCTGCGGAAGCGGTGCCGACATAGCCACGGACCTCGGGGTTGCGAGCGAGGGCGCGGAACAGGTCCCGACCCATCACAAGCGTGTCGGGGTTGATGCCATGAGCGGCGGCGAACACCGTGTCCTTGAGCTGATGCAGGTAGCTCAGAGGCTCCGCACCGCTCGCGTTGAACTTGCCACCGAACGCAGAGGTGGAGGTGTTGTTGCTGAAGTTGGAGGTGCCGAACAGGAGGTCAGCGGCGCGCTTCTCCTTGGCGAGCTTCATCACGCGGGCGACCTTCTTGGCGATGCGCTGCTCCTCGCTCCCAGGATACTGAGAGTCGATGATGTCCTCCATCGCGATGGAGTCCTTGGCGCTGTAGATGAGCGCCTTGAAGGTCGTCGAGGAGCGGTCGAAACCACCGATGGAGACACGGTCAGCGCCAGGAGCGCGCTCGAGGTCGAGACCTGCGCCTGCGCCCATGAAGTTGCGCGTCTGCTCGATGAGGAGAGTGCCTGAGCGCTCAGGGATCTTGACCGACTCAAAGAGCTTGTCAGCGATGAGCTGGCTGTCTGAGGGCACCGCCTCGACGACAAGCGAGCTGAGGATCTGGTCTACGGGATGGAGATTGCTATATGAGCTGGCCATCTAGGACTCCTTAGGCGTTGACGGTCACGGGACCGAAGAAGAAAGCGAGGAGCTGCGCGTTGGCGGCGGCGCTCGTCTGATTGATGTTGGGGAGCACGCGCGCCACGGCATAGTCGCCAGCGGTCAGACCGCTCTTGACCTTGCCTGCGGTGGTGACAGCGAGGAGAGGCGTGGTGACGAAGGTCAGCGAGCCACCAGCGATGACGCGAGTGAGACCGAACACGCACACCTCAACGGTCTGACCCGCAGACGCCGCACGCTGGGCCACGCCCACGACAGCAGGAGAGGTAGCGTCGGTGGCCACAGCGACCTTGCCGTTGGAGTCGATGGCGACGATGGCGAACTCGGTCACAGCCGAGGCACAGACGAAGGACTTGACGATGTTCTGAAGCTCCATGGTTAGGCTCCGTAGACTGCGAGGTATTGATCGGGGTTGGTGGTGCGGAAGAGGTTGAGCGCCTCGCTGAAGCTGATGTGCTTCTCAGCGGCGAGCGCCTTGACCTGCTCTGCGAGAGACGCGCGCGTGAGCTCCTGACCAGACGCGCCATGACCCACCTCGTTGAGGGGGACCGCGCTGTTGGCAGGGCGCTCGCTGAACATCTTCCAGAAGATGGGCTGAGTGGCCTTGGCATCGAACGCTGCCTCGACCGCCGCCTGCTCTGCGGGACTGACCTTGCCCTCACGCAGGAGAGCGGTCACAGCCTCACGACGCTCGATGGCGCGCTTCTCCGCATCGATGGCGGCGAGCTTCTCGGACAGCTGCTTGTTGGTGGCGCGGAGGGCGTTGATCTCAGACATGAGGGTCGCCTCGCTCATCATCTTCGGCTTGTTCTTGTACTCGCCATCGACAACGACCACGGCTGGCTTCTCCTCCTCCTCCTCGGGCATCTCAGGCTTCATCTCCTCGACGGGCATCTCTGCCTTGAGGGAGGCCTCGGCCTGTGCCTGCATATCGGCGATCTTCTGCTCAAGCTCTTTGACCATCGCGTCTTTGGCGACGAGCGCGGCCTTGAGATCTTCGGGCGACATCTCGGCGATGTTGTCCATCTGTAGCGTCTCCTTGAGTGTGACCCTGTCGATTGAGGCGTTGCTCTGAGCAGGGCGAGGGGTGAGAGTGATTGCGAGGAGCTGCGCGCTCCCGACCTTCTTGCCGCCGTCACGGCTAAAGATGTTGCCCGTGACATACTCGGGCGAGGACCACAGGACACCGCCTGCATCCTGCACCACCTTGAGCCCGCGCTCGTTGTAGGCAGGGGTCGCGTAGAGACCATCGGCGCGCATCTCAAGATCAACAACGAGACCGAGAGCGCCACCAACATCAGGAGGAGCAGGTGTGCCAGGATTGAACGGTGATGACGCATGCTGCCAATCGATGATCACAGGGTCCTCAAGACGCCGCTCACGATAGACGCGCAGGAGCTCCGCGCAGAGGGAGGCGTCAACCTCACCAAGCGTCTCACCGCTGAGGCGCGCGCTGACCTGCCCGATGGCGAGCGTCTTAAATGGCTTGCCGAGGGTCAGCCCCTCGGGGATGTCATAGGTGGCGGTCGATGCCATCTGCACCGCCTCACCGTAGGCGCGTAGGGTCGTCACCTTCTCATCAGCAGCGTTCATCTGACCGACCACCTTTCGAGCCCACGCATATCCAGCGTCACCGCCCCAACCATCCCAAGCCTGTCGACCTGGGCCATAGTCATCCCAAGTCGAGCCCTGCTTGTCGATCTCGTGGCGCGTGAAGTAGGCAAGCATGCGACGCAGAGTATCAGGGGAGAGACGACGCCCAGCCGACAGGTCACGAGCGCGAGCCAAGCCTACAGGCGTCATCCCACGCTGTGAGGGGGGCGCCTCGGCACGCTTGCGGAGAGCGCGAGCGGCGGCTTCTTGTGCGCCCTTGGGGGGCGTGAAGTCGATGTGTGCGTACTTCTCAGGCACTGCCCAAGTGTAGCCGACGAGGAGCGCGCGCTGTTTAGCCTTGGCTACCATCACGCCTCCTCTTGATGAGCTGCTCTGCGAGTGCCGCGACAGGTGAGGGCGCGGTGCGCTGAATGGGCGCGCGCTCTGCCTCCTCGGGAAGCTCACCTGCACCGAGGCGCTCACGGATGGCGCGCTCAAGGTTGTTGTCAGGAGTGAGGAGCCCAGCCTGCACGAGCGCAGGCAACATCCCCAACGACTCAGCCAAGTCGTCTGTGTCTAGACCCGTGTGCTGAAGGCGAGGGAGCTTCGAGGGGTCCACAGGCCCATAGTTGAACGCGATCAAGCGCCCGATGGTCCCTGCGCCTCGGCGGTCGACACCGTTGACCGCTGACGCCACCAGGTCACAGAGGTTGATTGCCGCGCGCCTGAACACGGAGAGGTGAACTTCACCGACCGAACGCGAGCCTGTGTCGCTGATGCCCAAGTTGGCGAACTGCGCAAGGAAGGCTTGACTGATCTGATTATCGCACTCTCGGATGATGTCGAGAGGACCCTGAGCATAGAGGTTAGGCGCGGCGGCGTAGTTGTCGAAGCTCACTACATCGTTCTCGATGAGATAGCTCTGCTCTGCGCTGAGGAACGCCTGCGCTTGGCTCTCAGCCTCGTCAACCATCGCGTTGATGTCAGCGTCTGAGAGCCCTGCGAGCTCTGCCTTGGAGCGATCGACCTTGACCTTGGGCGCAGGTATCGCCCACCGGTCAACGCCAACACACATGAGGTTTGCCACGCGCTGCTTGGTCCTCCACCACCACCACACAGGGCGAAGCATGCCAGCGCCCTCGAAGTTCGAGCCTGTGCGGTTCAGCGTGAGCAGGAGGAGCTTGTTGGCAGGTATCGGCTCAGGGGTCTTGCCGATGCCGACCATGTTCTGCAAGACGCCATCGAGGTGCTGATTATCGCGAGACAGCCACCGCATATGAGCAGAGGGCTCGCGGTCGGCGTAGTGGTCGAGCCACACCTTGACCTTGCCGTTCTCATCTGGGCCTACGCGATACACCTCCTCGGCGTAGCGATAGCCGACAGGCACGAACTCAAACAGATAGCTGAGTTGCGCCTCCCACGAGAGCGACATCTGCCCCGAGTACCCATCGAGCCCGAACGCCTCGTTGGCGAAGCGGGCAAG